CAGAGGGCTTTGGAAGGGACTACTATAGGTAAGTAGTCATGACTGCCTCCCAGCAGTCAAAGTGCGCACGGAAACCGTGCGACTCCATAGGTACAAAATCCCAATTAGGGCAACTGTACCTACGGGTTTGGTAAGTAGCTGCATCACTTCGAAGCAGTATCTTACCTTCCCTAATAAAACCTCCAACAAAGCTATTTAGGAGGCCATCTGCGTTATATAAAACGCGTGATGACCTTTTTGAGCTTTGCCGACCCTGCCGCGTAATCAGCTTGTTCGAATACTCCAAACCGAGAGTAACCGAATCACGTGATGTCGACGGCTGCTGTAGCTTCACTGTATAGGGACGAGCTTGCAAAGCATAGAAACTATGCTTCTTGCCAATCGCTAGTTTTGAAGCTTGAACGTACGAAAACGGAACCTTCAAACCTTGGTCATCCCCGAATTGAAACGGAATAAGGAAGATCTTCTTCCTCAACTTCGATTTCAATTTGGAGAATAACTGGGGCAAGACGATTCCAGTCTTCGCAGACCAGCGGGAAAGCCTGTTTAAGGCCGAGTAAATGTCCGAGGGAGTCCTTAGTGATGTCAAATACACACCGCGGATATTATGTCCGCGGTAGTAATCTTCACCACACGACTCTCTGAAGTGTCCACTGTTAAAGGATTTCTCCTTATTGACTCGGAAGCCAAGGAACCCAAGGTACCTGGTAACTGTCTCATAAGTCTCTTTCAAGACTATGATATCGTCGCCAAACACACTAAAGTTCCTTCTGGGACCGGGAAGACCGCATGGTTTAATATCCATCATGCGATAAACAGTAGACACAGCAGCGGAAAAGATCAACGTCTGTAAAGGAAACGTAAAAGCGTTTCCCATAGAGCTGATCATATCGAGAGGAACCCTGCCACCATCCGGGAGGATCGTGACAGGTGAGCGCGACATGTTCAACCAAGAAGTTAAACTCCGAGGAAGAACGTAGTCACACAAACTCATCGATATACTGTCAGATGCACTCTCGAGGTCAATCGTGGCGAACTTGCCATTCATGGATCCTTCGAGTGCCATCCGGCGGTTAACATCTTGTTGTCTAGTGAAGTCTATACCATAGACTCGCATTAGCCAACGAGATATGTACTCGCCCAGAGCTTTCTGGAACAACATGTTCACAGTAGGCTCTGTACAAATAGTCCGCGAGATCTCGTACGTTTTAGGTACAAAAGATAGGCGTGATCCTTCAACTATTCGATCACCATGAACTAGAAAACGAAGCATTTCTGCATTCCTTCTAGTAGGGTGGTCAAATATAGCTGCACGATATAATTGTGCAAGATGCTTGTGTGTTAATGTCAGCTTCGAATCATAGAGCTTCGTATAGAAGTTATATGACTGAGAACCAACATTAGCACCGGGTCCCAGGCCTAGATCATCCTTAAGTTTGGATAGATCCAAGTCAAGGGTCGGCCCATTTCCAGTGATGTTGAGCTCCTCGGACAAACGTCCAACAAACTCAGCATCCCAGGAGGTGTCAAAGCTAAGTCTATATTCAGAACAACGTTTATTGCAATCCAAAAATTTCTGGAGTGCACGTTGATCTGCACCTGCAGAAGAACCATCAAGGTACTTCTTAAGGAGAGACTTGCTTAAAGACACTTTACGGGCAGTAGCCAAATCCATATCAGAAGTTAAATATGGAGGAAGACTACCCAAGTCATCATGGAGGAAACTTTCCATTGCAGTACGACTGTACATACAACTCTCCAGTTAAGACGCTCTACTTGCGCAGACCCTGAACCGCCAAAGCCTCGTCGATGATTGATGCAATTAATTGCACAAATGCCTCGCGAGTCTCTGTAACAGAGCTGGCACCCTCAAATTCGAAAACAAGCTTACGCTCGCTTCCGTTTTTGACGACGCTAACTCCGCTTAATTCAGGTAGTGGAAGGATGTCAAGCGTTTCACAACACTTAACATCGATCTGCTGGCGCCTTCTAGACCTCTTTGGAGAATCGCATGCCAGGTCCTGGCTATTCAAATCAATTGCAGAAATGCTTTTGAGGAGAGCAGCTTCGGATCTTGACATTTGAGACTCCTAGAAGGTTAAGATGGCACGTCCAAGGGTAAGCAGACTATCAAAGCCAAGGTAGTCACCAATTAAGGTGATAAAACCACCTAAGGCAAAGATAGAAATGCGTTCCAGAGCAAGAGAAACGTCTTTTCTACGGCGAATCACAGAACACCCGCAATCGTGGTGTCGCCTAACCCGGCAGAAACCTGGTCAAGCACTCCAACGTGCATGCTTTGCATAGCACGAAGATTGGCTGGGTCAACTGTATCCGCGCCCGCAGGGATTTCGATAATAGTCGTCATCCGTGCGATTGCGAAAGGTTGACCAGCAAGAGGTAGACATCCTTTACGGGTGATTACCTTGTAGGTGTTCATCGGAACGCTAGACAGCTGCCCAGTCACTGGGTTAGTTTTTGGCAAGACCTTAAAGGTCTTAGGACGCCAAACGCTAACGGTGAAGGGGGCAGCAACCGAGTGTACGGTGACACCCGTCTGTGTTCCGCCAAGAGCTGTTACAGCATACTGCTTTCCATTTACATCAGGTGCCTGATCGGCAACATTGGTGTAAGTGGGGGCAGTAAAGCCAGTTTCAGCAGCCCCCGTAACGGGGGAAGTGACTGCTACGGTCATATCGACCTACCTATCGGTAGAATGGTTTAAGGGACCTCGACTGAGAACTTAGTGCAGCAATATTAGCGGCACGGTTCCAGCTGTTCTTTCCAAACGGATTCTCAAACTCAAACCTAGGAAGGTCTAAGGCTGAGATTCGCGACCTGGAAATAGAGGTGATAACTGACTTCCAATGACCACAACCGCTTTCACCATCCTGTTTTATGTCATAATACCCGTTGGCTGCACAAGCCGGGACGTCTAGTTCCTCAATGTGAGATTGAGAAACAAACCTCCGTTCTGTGCGAGTTATCGAGTATATGTCGTTTACAGGTGTGGCGAATGCTTCCAACACGTCTCCTATATTGGTAAAATAGTCGACGAGGAATGACCACGGAACTAATTCCCAAGCTGTCGGTATAAACTCCGCAAAGCGGAATCCTGACAACTGGGCCAGTCTCGCGGCACTCGAACTTGGAATAGCGGTCTTGATGTCGTTCCTTATCTTATACCTAACCGTAGCGGTTCCAATAGCTCTTTGACTCACCTTAAGGCGAATGTTAGAGAAAATCGGATCCCACTGGGATTGGTCAGAAAGAAGCAACACCGCTCTACTTTCTCCAAAGCCCGAAACATTTGCTCGATGATGATAATAACCATCATTCTGCACATGCCAGGCCCCGATGGACTCAGCAGCTCCCTTAATATCAGAGAGGAGAGGAATCCATCCGAAGGAGTATTCGAGCCACGTCTCACCGAGGATACGCTTACGCGCCGGATGGCGTTTAGGCAACCCTTTAGAGCGCTTCTTAAGGGCATCAAAATATGTTGAGATGCCTTTCTGAAGACCCGCGGCGGGACGCTTAATCATTGAAATC